TTCAATCCGGCCCAGCCGACCCAGACGGTAGAGGTAAAGACCAAGCGCGCCCGCCTGACGCTCGAGCAGTTCCAGGCGATCTACGCCAAGGCCCCCGAGGTCGCGGCATGGCTTCCGAGCGCGATGCTCCTGGCGATCACCACCGGGGCCGACCGCAGCACCCTATCGGGCCTGCGCTGGCCCGCCGTGGGGGCGGAATGCGTGACCCTGAAGCGGGGAAAGACCGGCGTGGAAATCGAAGTTCCGCTGGCCCTCAAGCTCGAGGCGTTGGGGATCACCGTGCAAGACGCCCTGAACGCCTGCCGCTCGAGCGTGCGCAGCCTGAAATTCGATTACGTCATCCACCACCGGCAGGAGTTCGGCAACGCCCCGTTGGGGTCCAAGGTCCACCCCGACCGGATGAGCCATGCCTTCGCGGAAGCTCGAGAGCTGGCGGGGATCAAGGGCGACGACCCGCCCACCTGGCACGAGATGCGAAGCCTTGCCAAGCGGCTCTACGGCAAGCAGAAGAACGTCGATACGAAGGCCCTGCTCGGCCACAAGACCGAGAAGATGAGCGAGCTGTACGACGACCCGCGCGGCGTGGAGAAAATCCGGGTGTCCTACTCACCTGTGGATAACTCCAAAGTGACGCATTCGGGAACAAATCAGGGGCAGTAGGCCGTTTTCAGAGGGAATAAATGCGCCATCAGGTACTGCCCATGCAGACGAGCAAGACGGAGAATTGCACAGGCTTTTTCTTTGTCGGCTCAACCACTTACGCCACTTTCTCCACAGGCTTTAGAGGACAACTTAGACGCATTTTCGCGCAAGCAAAATCAAACACTTGCGCCATAGTTAGGGACACGTTGCGCTTTGTGCTGGGCGCAATTCTCCCCTGCCTTGCCCTGGCTCAGCCGCCCGGGGAAATCGCCGCCCGATCGCATAACCTGAGCGCCACGGCCTACGAAACCACTGGCTGGGCGATCTGCTCGGTTCGCTATCGCGGGGTGGAGTACATCGATTCAGCCGATCACGGACGGTGCCTGCAATCGGCGGTGTCTTTCGACTGGATGGGAGAGGCCTTCAATCCAACCGAGGCCGGGAGCGTGCGGGATGGCCTGACGAGCAGCCGCAGCACGAGCCAGCTTCTGGAGCTGATCGACGGCAAGGAATCGCTGGCGAGCGAAGTCCGCATGGCCTTCTGGCAAGGGGGATTGAGCGGGCACATCCTGCGCAAGTGGGTGCGCGTGGGATTCGGGAACCGGCCCATCATCGAGCACGACATTGCCTTCGAGCCGCCTGCGAACGAGGTTCACGGCATGGGCCAATACGAGATCCTGACGGGCTACATGCCGCGCGGCTTCTCGCATTTCCGCTCTTACGACCCGGCCAGCCGAACCCTTGCCGAGCTGTCGGACGGCCCGGGCGAGCAGGCGCTTCCCGTCATCTTCTGCACGCCGGATGACAGAAACTGCATCGGCGCGTTCTCCCCTGCTCCGCTGGTCGGTGGAGGCTACGGACGCTGGAGATTTCCGGACTGCGTGAAGTGGAACATGGTTGCTCGCTTCACGTACCCGAAAGGGACGTATCGCTTCCGGGTGTTCTCGGTCTATGGGGCACTGGAGGAAGTGCGCGCGTCGATTGATTGGCTGTACGCTACGCAGCGATGAAGGAGTGAGAGATGAGCGAGTGGCGGCCGATCAGCGACGCGCCGAAAGATGGAACTGTTGTCCTGGTGTGCGACGACAAGGACTACCCGCGCCATCTCGGCGCCGCAACGTATGCCGATGGCTGCTGGTGGTGGGAATCGGAGGGACATGAGGCTTTCCCGACCCACTACATGCCGTTGCCGAAGGAGCCGAAATGACCCAGCTATCAGAGGGATTGCCGGAACTGCCGGAGCCGAGTGCGTGGTTCTTCCGCCGTTGGTGGAGTGCGAAGGTGGAATTGACGACAGACAGGCCGAATCCCCACGAGGGCGAAGTGACGCCGCTCTACACTGCTGAGAACTGCGCCGCCGCCATCCGTGCGCTGAAGGCCGAGGGCTGAAGCTCGCTACGATTCGGGCATGGCCGATTCACCCAGCCCGCTCAACGTCCCCGTCCTGCCCAAGCCTCGCCCGGGACAGGAACTAGAGAGCTACGGCCTAGAGTGCGCCACGGTCGGCCTTTTCAACGAACGCGCCGCAGTGCTTCGGGAGCTGGATCTTCTCGCCCGTGAGTTCGACGCTGCAGGCAGGCCGAACACGGCGCGACGCGTGCGCCAGACGGCCGAGAAGATCGACGCGCGGCTGCGCGAGTCGTCACCCCCTGCGCCTTTCACCGGCTTGTGAGCACGGTCGACAATTTCCGGCCCATGCAGGCGGCTGAGTCGCCCGTCAAGGCCTTCACCGATCCAGACTGGATATTCGAGATTAAATTCGACGGTTACCGGACCCTGGCCGGGATCGGACCTGACGGCGTGCAGCTTCGCACCCGAACGGGCAAAGACTGCACCCGCTGGTATCCCGAAGTGGCCGAGGTCCTATCGACCCTGCCGGGCGGCCCTCACGTTCTCGACGGCGAGGCGTGCGTTCTGGATGACATCGGCCGGGCCGACTTCAACCGCCTGCAGGACCGCGCGCGGCATCGCTGCTGGTACAAGGACTGCGACCCGGTCACGCTATGTCTGTTCGACATCCTCGTGCATGACGGGCGCAACGTGACGGGTCTGCCGCTGGTCAAGCGCAAGGCGCTGCTCAAGAAGCTGCTGGCCCGCGCACCGAAGCGATCGCTGCTGTACGTGGGGGACTTCCCGGCCGATGCAGGACTGTTCCCGCAGGTCGTGCTCGCACTGAAGCTGGAGGGGTTCGTTGCCAAGCGCAAGGACAGCGTCTACGTGCCAGGGGCGCGAACGTTCGAATGGCGGAAGATCAAGCGGCCCGGCTGGCAGGAAGGGCGGCGCTGGCGGACCTGAAGCGAAACCGCCGCACTGTTTCTCAAACTGGACAATGTTCAGCATGAGAAACGCATTCCCGAATTGGGCAGGTACCTACCCGAAGTGGGTCTCTTATCGTGTAGCTTGCCGCACCTTGGCTACAGAATCAGACAGTGAAGCAATTACGGCTTCCAATGTCCTCAAACCGTGAGGCGATTCACTTCGCCTGAAAGCGGTCCAGCCACAGCAGCCCGCAGTTGGCGAGCGCATAGCCCGCATACACGATCATCAAAGCCCAGTTGCGCTCTCTGGCGTACAGGAACGCTGCCAATGCGTAGCACAGGCCGGGGATGATGATGAGGGCGGCCGTCACGACAACATCTCCGGCACAACGGTGTTTCTCGCGACCTGCCCGAACTCTGAGTGGTAGGTGATGGCCGTTACTGCCCGGTCGGCGTGGTACCCGCCACGGGCTGCGTACGCATCTCGAGCAGCCAGCGTCGGATGCTGGATCACCGTCAGGCCCGAGTGCTCCTTCTCGCTGACATGGTGCCAGTGGCCGCAGTGGACGTAGCGCCTGGTGGTTTCGCCCCACATCTTGGGGAACTGCGCGGCGAACAGGATCGGAAGCTGGTCGTTTTTCTTCAGGTGCCCGTGATGGAACCCCATCATGGTCGAGCCGTGCTGGTAGGCGTAGTACGGCAGTTCCGAGTCGATCACTTCCACCCTTGGCTCGTTTTCGTACAGGGCCTTGAACATCACGCGAAGCCACACGCTGGAGGCGAGATCGTGATTGCCCTCGGCCATCAAGACGACCACCTTCTCGTGCTTGGCAAGCGCCATGTCGACTACGCTGCGCAAGATCCGCACCGCCGTGGCGACCATCTTGGAAAACCGCCCGTCAGCATCCAACATGTGCCCGCTCGTCGGCGTGACGGCTTGGAGCGAATCGAAGTGCAAAAAGTCGCCGAGCTGGTTCACGAAGCCAACTCGTGCGGCTGGTGCTGCGGCGACCATCTGCGCAAAGCATCCGGTCAGCGTCTCCTCGGCAATCTTCAAGTCCCAATCCGCGCCGCCCTCGCGGTGCCACGCGAGCATCCCCACATGGCTGTCCGTCAGTGTGTATAGCGTTGCCAGTTTCGCTTCAAATGAAGCAGGTTTTGCTACGGGAGCAAGGCGCGGCAAGTCTTCCGCCATAGCCTCGAACGCCTCGCGGATGGCCTGCTCGCGCCGTTCCTCGTCGGCGGTTGTCTTGACCCACTGCGCGCGGACCTTTCCGCCCTCATCAAAGTAGGTGCTCGTGCCCTTGATCTTGAAGCCTTCGGGGATGGAGTGCGCGAGGTGCGGCTCGCGGCGTTGCTTCGCAGCCTTGGCCAGCAGCATCTTGAGGGAGTTCTTCACCACATTGGGATGCACCCCGCAGGCCTTACCCGCGCCATAGACGCTGCGCTTTTCCCGAACGGCCTTCAGGTATTCCAGTTGCCGAACGGTGGCGAATTCGTCCAAGCCGTCGTAGATGGAGGGGTCAATGCCCTTGTTTGCCATCGTCAGGCTTTCAGCTTGTGGGTGACGACCGGCCCTTCGGATTGCGCATCAATCTGACAGGCGATCTCTACCGCCGTCACGATGTCCGCGCCGGCCATCATGGCCTCCTTGGCGCACTTGCCGCCTGTACCGATTCCGATGGGCTCCGTGCGCTGACTGGGGATCAAGTGCGCGTCATACTGAAACAGCCCATTGGGCGTGAGGGCGATGGCATCGAATGTCCCGTCCAGCTTCGGCGTCTTCCCGCGCTTACCCCCTCTAATCCACTGTAGGAATGCCTCGCCATCGGCAGACTCCCCGGCAGTTGCGTACAGGCTGCCGCGGATGCGAAACACCTTCTGCTCGGTCCATTTCTGATCGGCGTCGCTGACGATGCTGTCGCATACGACCGTCTTGCTCTTCGGGCATGCAGCAATCGTGGTCATTTGCCCAACTCCCAGATAAGGCCAATGCACAGCACGATGCCAACCCCGAAGCCTTCCAACGGATGGCCCGCAAGCCATCCCACTGCCCAGCAGGACAGGACAACGCCCGCGCAAACGCGGGCCAGAAGCGTAGGCATGACAAACCCTTCAGGGCCGATTTCGGCCCGAGTTGTGACTTCGGTGGTGGAACTTCCTAGAATGGGCGGCATGCTGCTCAGGCTGCTGCCCCTTGTCGTGCTCGTCGCGTGCTCAGACGCCGGGCCGTCATTTCCGAAGGCAACGGCAGCCGAACGCGCAGACGCTGCGCAATCAGCGCTCGCGAAAACCCCGACCTTGCGCTCGTACCACTACGACCGCGGCGAGCTCCTGGTCTTCGATGTGCCCGTGCCAATCACGCGCACGATCACCGGCACTCAGACTTGCATCCTCTGGCGGGACGCTGAATTGAAGACTGCGACGATGCAGTGTCCGGTCGACACTCCCGATCCGCCGATGCGATCGGCACCGGACGGGTCGCGGTTTTAGCGGGCGCGCTGGCGATCCATCTCTTCGCGCTCCTCATCATTCGCGCGGCGCTCGAACTTCTGACGCGCTTGCTTGGACAGACCGCTTCTGGGTTCCAGCGCCTGCTGGATGGCGCGGTTGATTTCACGCGGCGTCATGCCGATTTCTTCCATGCGCTCGCGGGCCTTGTCCTCGTCACCTCGCTTGAGGTCGTCTTTGACCAGCTGCATGGTGTAGCGGCGCGACTGCTCAAACCGGTCGGACGCTTGCTGGTTCACCGCGGCTTCGGGGCCGCCTGGATGGCCTTGGGAGAAAGTGAAGCCGGTGACGGTGCCCATGACCTTCTTCTTGTCCAACTCGGTCGCGTGGCCCTGCATCCAGTCGTACACGCGGGTGATGTCGTCCCAAGGAAGCTGGGCCTTCATCACATGGGCGACACCCTCGCCGATACGCTTGAGAATCGAGCCGTTCGGGTCGGCCACCGGCATGCCGATGGTGGTGTGGCCGAGTGAGGCTTCCATCACCGCCTTCGGAATGGGCGCCATCTTGCGCTCAAACGTTTCCAGCGTTTCCGTCGTCCAGCCGATCAGGTCTTCAGCCACCTTGCCCGTGGGCATGCGCATGTACTCGTGGCGCTCGCCAACGGCTGCGCCCATGTCCACGCGATCCTTCTTGCCCGGCTCGTTGCGCCACGTCGACGACAGGCGATAGGGGTTGTACGAGTTCGGCGTGAGCGGGTGCGCCGCGATGTTGGACGCCATGTCCTTCGCGCGGTCGGCGTATCCCTTGAGGATGTCGTCGGCGCTCTTGTCCTTCTTGATCGAATCGACCAGATCCTGCATCAGTGACGTTGCCATCACGCCCAAGGCAATGTCCAGTGCGATCACGCCCCATGCCTTGCGGCGTTGCTGCCACTCGGCCCGGTTGGCTTCGCTGGGCGCCTTCTCTGACAGCAGGGCCTTCAGGCCCGTAGGCATCGCGCCCCAGCTGTCCTTGATCGTGCCCAGGTTGGTGAAGTTGAAGGAGCGCGAGAACAACAGCACGTTGGCGATCTTGCGCGCCCACTCGCTCTGGTTCTCCTTGGCAACGACACCGCCATATCGGTTGGCCAGGTGCGCGGCTTGGATGCCGGCGGCTTCCTCGCCGAATCCTTTGGCCATGTAGCGCGCCTTGGCGTCGGCGTAGATGCCCATCTGCAAGGCGCCGATCTGCTTCCACAGCAGCGTGTGGTGCAGGAACTCGCCTGCCGCATCCAGCTTGGCCTTGGTCGACGTTCCCGCGCCTTCGTGCAGGAGGTTGCCCAGCTTCTCCACGGACAGCGTGAACCAGCTTTCGTTCGGGTCGCCCCAGCGGTCGCCCAGCGGCTTGAAATTCTGCGCGATGTCCGTCACGTCGATGGACTGTGCGTGGTTCTCCCCGATGGGCACCATGCCGTTGTCGACGGCTTCCTTCATCAGCGCGTTGTCGCGGGCGAGCGCGTGGCCCTTCGCGTACAGCTGGAAGGTGAGCATCTTCACCGGGGAAGCGGGAATCGCCTTGCCCCAGATCACCATGTTGTGGATCAGCGGGGAAACCATGATGGCCGACATCGCCTTGCTCTTGAGGAGCATGTATCCGGTGTACCAGGACGAGTCCTTGGTCGACATCACGGCGCGCAGCGGCCCCTCGAAGTCCTTGCGGATGTACAGGGGCACGCGGTCCATGACCGGGTTTCCCTCGTCGTCCGTCACCGTCACGGTCTTGCCCTCTTCGTTCTTCGTGAAGCGCGGGCGGTAGGTGGTGAAGGCCGGGTGCGGAAGTGTGATGTAGCCCTCGGCGGCGCCATCCCTGACGAGATCCTCGCCCGAGGCTTGGCCGATGTCCTTGAGCTGGTTGATCAGCCTGCGGCCGGCGATGGCTCGCTCGAGGCGGTACATCGCCAGCGGCATGACCATGATGTCGCGCACGACCTTGGCCCCGTTAGCGCCCTGCTCCTGCGCCAGAGAGGATGCGGCAGCTTCCGTCTCTTCGGTGGTCAGGTGCTTGCGGTGCTTGAGGTTGGACGAATTGGTCGTGATGTTGCGGCCCCGTCCGTCGGTGGCCATCTTCGGTCCACCTCCAAGGGAGCGCAGCTTGCCGATGTCGCCGTCCTCGCCGATGGTCACGAGCATGCGCGGGGTCCAGAACGGCAGGCCATCGCCTTCGACCATCTCGGCGTCGCGGGCGGCGTTCCACAGACCCTGGCCGTACTCGTGCAGGGTGTCGATGCCTTCGCGCTCTTTGGGCGAGAGTCGAGCAAGACCCACGCCCTCAGGGCGCGTATAGCCCTCTTCGTCCCGCTCACGGATGCGCGCGACGTTTTCCTCGTCGGCGGCTTCCCACATGCGCTGGCGCTCTTCGGGAGTAAAGTTCTTTTCAATCAGGCGGGACAGTCGGCCCCACTGCACCTGCGCCCAGCGGGTCTGGTTGGCGTACTTCTGCGCCATCGCTTGGGCCTGCTTATTGTTCGTGGCGCTCATGGGAGCCACGCCCATCATCAGGTCGTTGCGAAGGGTCGAGTACAGCTCGCCCGCCGCTTGAAGCATGCGAGCGCCGGGGCCTGCGTACGGAGCGCGGACTTCTTCGGGGAGGTCGGCGTCGGAATCGGCAGCGCGGGAGAACGACGCGCGGTCCTTGGAAAAGGCCGGTGCCAGTTGGCCAGCATTGGCTGAGCCGGACGGCTCGCTTTCCATCACCGCTTCGCGGGCGTTCAGGATCATGCGCAGCGCCTGCGCGTTGGTCTTTCCTTCCAGCCAGTTCGCCAAGCGATGCAAGCCGATGACGCGAAGAAACTCCTGCACTCGGGCGATGAACCGCGGCAACCCGTTGATGCTCACGTTGCGCGAAGCCATCTCGGCCAGCGCCTCATCGACGGACTGCATCTTGGTTGTCAGCAGCGCTCGTTCGGGAGTCGAGCCAGCTTTCACGCGGGCGTCAAAGTCCGCCTTGCCGTACCTCTCCATCCACGACAGCGCCGCCTTGCGGATTTCGGGGTTGACAGCGACGAGCTCCCGCAGCGCGCTTTCGTAGGCGCGCGAGCTCTTGCCGTACATCGCGCTCAAGCCTGCATGGCTGACTTCGTGCCAGAACACGGCTTCTGCTTCCAGCGGAGATCGCAGGTTCTCCGCTATGAGGTGCAGCTTGCCGTTGAAGTGCATCCCCTTCACGCCCTCGGGGATGTCGGCATAACCGCTGCTCTCGCGTGCCGCGCCGATGGAGTCGTGGATGAAGTGCGGCACCTTCAGACGCTTCAGCGCGGGGCCGAGCGCGCTCTCCACCTCACTCACGCGCATGGAAGCGCGGGGGGAGTTGAAGAGCCGATCCCTGATGGAGGCGACTGACGCGCGCAGGTCAGGCTGGGACTCGCCGCTGCGCCGAAACGCGGGCTCGTCGGGGATGGCCGCGACTGCTCGTTCGGCTTCTCGGATGGGCTCGACTTTGGGGGCTTGCCGCACTTCCGGAGTGGTAACGGTTACCACTTTTCCCGGCTGCGCGGGTATGGGCGGCTCGATGCGAACGGCCGGCGTCGGCTGGTTCGAGGGGGTGTCGACGCTAGGCTCGACACCCCGCGCGGAAACCGGCGCGGCAGCGTCCTGAGTGGTAACCGTTTCCACTCGCGGCTGGAAATCCTGCACCACGCGCTCGGCATCGGCGGCGCGCGTGCGGCCCACTACGGCACCATCGGTACTGGGAACGAACGGGATTTCGTGGGCGCGCAGCAAGGCAGCTACCGCAGCAGGATCGCCCGTCACCGTGACGGTGCCCGACTCGTTGCGCCGTGCCTGGATGTTTGCGAGTTCGGCCTCGGCGTTCTTCGCTGGGGGAAGTGCCGATTCCGCCGCCTGCGGTGCGACTTTGGCTGCGGGTTCTACTGCATCGGCAGCTCGAGGTGGAACAGGCTCACCCTCTGCACCAATGGAAGCAGGTTCTGCGGCCAGTCGTCCTGCGGGTTCAACAGGCTGTCCAGCTCCAGGCTCCACGCTTCGCTCGGGGATAGCCAGCCCATCTCCAGCGGCTCCTGCAACAGCGGGCCGAAGACCATCTTCTCGGCTGACATTGGGGGCTTCCTCAAGCGGCCGGATGGCCAGCATCTGCGAACGGATTGAACCCTCGGGCGCGGGGTTCGCGGCTCGATTCGCAGCTTCGATCGCTTCGTCCACCGACTGCGCTTCCAGCACACGGCCCACATCGGCAACACGCGGCGTCTGCGCGGGAACGCCCTCGGCTTCTGCCGCGCGGGCGGATTCGGCCGCATGCAGATCGGCGGGCGCTTCGGCATGGCCCGGCATACCAGCCGCCAACAGGCTGCCTTGCACGCCAGAGATGACGGTGTTCGCAGGATCGAACGGCTGCTGGAGATTGTCTGGATCGGCGGCGTTCTGGATGACGCGCCCGGCTTCGCCAGTAGCTGCGCCCACCGGAAAGCCCGTAACGGCACGCACCGCACGCGAGCCCTGCATGGACATCGGCACGGCCCCGTTGATGCCCGCCCACATCCCGGCCGTGAGCGCAGACACGGCCGCCTCGCGCGGCGAGCCACCGGACTCCAGCACCTGATCGGCTTTCTCGCCTGCCGCCTTCAGGATGATCGGGCGCATGGCGTCAAAGCCCGTGGACAGCGCATTGCCCACGAACTCCATCATCCCCGGGTTCTTGGCGACAGCCGCGGGGGCCTCGGCCAATCCACCGGAGGCGATGATGGCCGGTAGGTCTTGCAGCAGCCCGCCCACGCCGTTCGCGATCTTGGACCTGAGGTCCATCTTCTCGTCGGGCTTGAGCGCGTAGTAGTCCACGGCGTTCTGGGCCGGGTCGACGAGCTGGCGGAATGCGGCGTCCTGCCACGAGTAATCGGCCTTCCCGCCGAACGGCTGCTTCACCGCGTTGATGACGGACTCAGCGAGCACGGGAACCGCACTGGCGGCGGCTGCGAGGTACTTGGCCGACTTCGCGCCGGACTCGCCGACCCCGCGCCCGAAGGCTTCGGCCGCGCTCACGTCACGCCTTCCGACATCGGCAGCCAGCGGCGGATTTACGACCCCGCGACCCGCGCCCGCTTCAACCGTGCTTGCGGGCTGAAGGATGGGAGCGCCGTCGATGTCCATCGGCGCGCTCTCAGGCTGTTGATCGGGAACCGTCGGCTGCTCCTTCGCCGCGCTTTGCTGGTTCAGCCGGTCGGACAGGAACGGAATGATCTCTGCAGGCTTGTAGCCCGACTTGATCGCTCCATCCGTGTCGAATCCCGCCTGCTGACCAAGGAACGACGCGATCTCCGCGTCGCTGTAACCGGCGGCGCGGGCACCCTGGTAGTCGAAGGGCATGGGCTTATTTCAGGAAGGAGTTCAGGGGAGGCTTCTTCGTACTGGCTGATGCCGCCGGCGCCGGCGGCTTGGCTGCGGGCGTGTCGTTGTTGATCACGCTCAGCGTCGCCTCGACGTTCTTGCGCAGCGCTTCCGGGTCTTTGAGCAGCTTCGGGTCGTTGTTGATCAGGGTCGTGGCCACGCGCGCACGAATGCCGCTTTCCTGATCGCTCTTGGGCGCGTAGTTCGCAATGGCGTACGCCTCCTCGAACGTCATGGGGTCTTGCCCGCTCGCCTTGCGCTCGGCGTTCACGGTTTCGAGGTAGGTCTGCGCCGTGCGGATCTTGGCGGTGTCGCCACCGTCCTTGCCCCCAGAGGCTGCGCGCATCGCCGCGATGAGCATGCGCGTGTTGTTGTCGTCCTTGGACTTCTGCGCCATGAACTCGATCTTTTCGCGCCACACGTCGTTCTTGGCGTCCTGCACCGCCTGCAAGGCTTGTGCACGAATGCCAGCGACTTCCTCTTTGTTGGAGGCGGCAAGAACGTCCTTGGGGGCGATATCACCCGTCTGGATGGCCGCATCCACGTACGTGCTCTTGTCGGCCATCAGCTTCTTGCGGTCGGCATCCTTGGCCTGGTTGATGATGCCGCGCTGCTCATCGGTCAGCGGCGCATCCGTCTGGCCCGCATCCGCCGCAGCGACGGCAGCATCCGAACTCGCGTACTTGTCGCCGATCTTGGAGTTCACGATGCCGGTCTGGGCATCTTGAATGCGCTGGGACTGCGCCTGCCGCTGCTGATTCGCTGCGGCCAGTTTGTAGTCCTCCAACGCCTTCGCGCGCTGCAAGGCAAGGTCGCTGTCCTGCTGGTTTACCTTCAGCCTGGATTCGGTGTCCAGCTCGTTCTTGAGCATGGTCGAGCCGATGTTCTGCGCGGCTTCACCCGCCCCACCGAGCGCCCCGAGAATGATCCCCATCACGCACCCCCTTGCGCTGCGCTGGCCACGATGCCCGCCGGTTGCGGCGCTTGTGCAGGCAGTTGCCCCGGTTGGGCACCTTGCCCGGCCTGCGCCTGCGAGAACATGGCTTGCAGCTTGTCGGGCGTGATGCCGAACATCTGAAGCACCGCCGAGCCCATCGCTTTCGTGCACGCTGCCAGCATGTCGGGCGTGACCTTGGCCTTGCCTGCGTCCTCGATGAACTGCAAGGCTTCGATCAGCAGGATCGTGGCGGCGGGAACCCCTACTTGCATCGGCAGGGTGTTGCCGCTTTTGTGGAAGAGAACTGCCAGCACCTTGGCGATGCCCGAGCCGATGGCTTCAGGATCGGAGCCATCGCCCAGCGTCTTGATCAACTCCTGCCGCGTCTGCGGTGCGTACATCACCTGCTCGCCCGCCTGCACGGATTTCTGGATCGCGGGCTGAAGGCGCTGGTCTACCTTTTGGAGGACGGCGGCCTTCGCCTTTTCAAGGATCGGGTTCATGTCAGCGTGCTCCGTTGATGATGCCGGGCGTGGGGTTCGGCGGCGCCCAGATGCCTACCTGCGAGCCGTACCCTGTCTGGTTCAGACGCTGCTGCTCCAGCGCCATCTTCTGGTCCCACATGCTGCGCTGGTTCATGCCGTTGAAAGCGCCGCCGGCAAGTTGCAGACCGGAGGAAAACAGCGTCTTGTTGTTGTTCGCCCAAGTGGAGAACTTGTTGAAGAACGAGCCCGAGTCCTGTGGCGCCGTCATCGAGGACGGATTGAAGCCGCCCCCTACGTCTATGTTGTCGTACGGCGTGGCCGGTCCTGTCGGCGCTACGGCACCCGTGGGGCCGTTCACTGTTGGCGCCTGCAGCGTCGAACTCGTGTTCACAGGCGTCGATTCAACGGCCGGGGTGGTAACGTTTCCACTCGCGCCCATCGTCTGGGTCGCTTGCGGCACTTCCTGCGCGGGTGCTTGCACGGCAGCGTTCGTCGCATTCGTTGCCAAGTCCGTCCCAACGCTTTGGGTGGCCGCGCCTTCCATCTGCGTGATGCCCGCTTGTTGCGCGGCTTCGGTCGCCGCTTCGCCGCCGAACGCATCGCTGGCGGTTTGCGCCATTGAGTCAAGCGTTTCCGCGCCAGCGGCACCTTCCGCCGCGCCGGCCGCGCCCGCAGCGCCGCTAATCGCGCCATTGATCAACCCGCCGACACCGCCGACCAAGGCCACGGCGCCGCCGATCTTCATGAGCTCCTTGTTTCCCGTGACCGCACCGACGACGGTCATTGCCGTGCCGATTTCGGCGGCGGCAGACAAGACGAGTGCAGTGGTGACTTCGGCACCACTGATGATCGCCGCAACAGCTGTGAACGCCATGTCAGGCTCCTTTCCCAATGAACTTGCCCACCATGACCTCCTCGTCGGCATAGCCGAGTCGGCGCAGGATGGGAGCAAGCTGGTTGGACAGCTTGCAGTGATAGATGGCCTTGTCGACGCCCTCGGACGCCAGTCGCTTGTCGCACCAGCGCAGGAAGCGCACAGGTGACATGCCGCGGCGGCACTGTGGGTCCAGCCAGAAAACGTCGTTCTGCGCAACGGTCAGCGCGGCATAGTGCATGTGGCGAAGGAGGAAGTAGGCCGAGTAGCCCACCAGCCTGCCTTCGTCCCTCGCGGTGAACACCACGAAGCGGCCCAGCTGCTCGAGCAGCGCGTACTCTTTCCACTGTGGATCGAGCTTCACAATGTCCTTGCGAAGCGTGAGCTCGTCGTAGTGCTTTTCCAAAAGCGGCTGCACCTCCTGCACGCACTCGCACAGGAGTTCGCGGGCGAAGGTGATCATCAGTTGGAAGGCTGGAAGACCGGACCTTGGTAGCCGCTGTCGCTGGTACTTCCCGCGCCGCTGCCCGCAGACGAACCGCCGAAGCCTACCCAATGCCCTTGTGCATCGAAGCCCGGCATGCTCGCGAAGTTCAGAGTGCCCGACAGGTCGATGCTGGAAACCTTGCCCAGCGTCGTGAGCTGCTGCTGCAGGTTTTGCATGATCTGCGCGATGGCCTGCGTCTTGGCGTTTGCGTCCATTGTCGTGTTCTGTTCGATGTTGGCGACTGCCACCATGGACTGGTTGAACGCACTGGCCGCGTTGCTGTTGGTCTGAAGCAGCCGCTGATTGTCGTTTTGCAGCTGCTGGATCTGCACGCGATTGTCGTTGTCCATTCCGGCGATAAGCTGCTGAGACCGGGCGTTGAGGTCCGCCGTGTACTTCTGCGTCGCTGCGTTCGTGTCGTAGCCGTAGCGCTGCGTGTCGGACTGAAGTTGGGCGATTTTCTCCTGGCTGCCCAGCTGGTTGCCCTGCATCGTCATCTGGTTCTGGATGTCCGCGTCGTAGCCGGCGGCTTTGGCTGCCGTCGCGGCGTCCGCCTGCGCAATCGGCACGGCAGCCGCATACGCCGCCTGCTCACCCGCGCTGATGGCAAGGTCCGAGTTCTGCAAGCCGCGGGCCGCCATCTGCTCGGTCGCGTCCGTGCGGGCCTGCGTGCCGATGGCGCCGTTCACGATGCTCTGGATGCGGCCTTCCACGGTCTGGTCCGGCGTGACCGTCCACGGCGTGTAGCCAGCTGCACCGCCGACGATGCCGCGACCACGACGCTCCGCACCGCCTGCCGACAGCGAACCACCGCCAGCGCCGCCAGCCGCATTGGGCGTGGCTGCCGATCCAGGCGCTGCCACTTCCGTCACGCTGGGCGTGATGTAGTCGCCCGCCCCGTAGGTCTTGCGCGTGCCGTCGGCATTGAACATCGTGCCCGAGTCCTTCGGGTTGATCATCGCGTCGTACTGCTGATCGGTTAGGTTCTGGCCGGTGGCCGCGTTGTAGCTCGCCGCGCCACTGTGCAGATTGGCCGCGTACTTGTCGCCTACGAGCGTGTCGGTGCCGCCGTTGTTCACGAACTTGAATCCGCTATTGAGCGCGGTATTGATGATGCCGGTCGGGCTCGTAGTGGAGCCTGCGGGCTGGTTGGCCACAGTGCTACCTTGCATCGGCACCCAGCCCTTTTGCGGGTCAAGCGAGTACGAGCCGCCCGCTGGCGCAGTGCCCCATTTGGGGTCAACATATCCGGTGGTCGCCATTCGTTCAGGCTCCTTGATCGGGTTTGAATTCGGAAACGGGGATCAGCGATTGGTCGCCGTCTTCGTACATCAGGAACACGGCATCGCCGTCGACGACCCAGCACGCAAGGAATTCCTGCTTGGAGATCGTTGCTTGCGCGCGGCGGAACTTGTCGCGGTGTTCCGGCTTGATTCGCTTGGTCACGTCCTCATACGTGCACGGCGCATCCCACAGGCGCACGGCGTCGCCGCCCCTTCGGGCAACCATCGTGTCGTTGCTATAGGCGGCAACAGCCGACCCTGCCGCGAGAGCCGCAGCGATGAGAAGCAGACGCATGGAAGTGACTCCGGTTACTTAGGCCACGCTTGCCTCAGCTCGCGAGCTTCGAGATCAGCTCGGTCAGCTTCTGCCGCCAGCTCTGTGTATCGCTGGCTGCACGTTGCGAGTAGTTCGGAGGTTGCGGCGAGAGCCTGCTGGGCGGCGCTGAGGGATTGCGCGCTGTCTCGCCGGAGGGAATCGAGGTCGTCGCGCAGCCCGAGAGACAAGCTGCGAGCACGAGCAGCGTCAGCCACAAGGCCCCTTTCGCGGGCGGCGGCAGCCCTTGCAGCTTTGTCCACGCGATCCTGGCGCAATTGCTCATTCTTTCGAGCTTCCCGGTTCGCTTGCGCGACAGCTGCGGCGGTGTCGGCTCGTTCCAGTAGTCGTCCATCGTGGCGCCCCTTGAAGTAACCCCCGCCTGCAGACACGGCGACAACGACGGCCACCGCCAGCCAAAGTCGGGGATCGAGTAGTGAGAAGAGCATTCAGTCCTCCACGGACAGTGCGGCGCGGTGTGACCTACTGCGCCGCAGAGGGCGCATTGCCGATCAGGCATAACTCGTCATCCTGCATGCGGCGAATAGGCTGGCCCTGACAGTTGCTGCCTGCCTTGCGGCAATCGCGGCCTGCGTCGCGAATCCATAGCGTGATCGCCGCGCACCCATCGTTCACGTTGCCAGCGTTGAGCAGGCGCACGGCTCTGGAGTCGCGGGCCTTGGCCTTGCCCAGGTTGTGCACCATGTCACCGAGCGCGGTCTTGGCTGGCTCGGACATGCGCGCCCACACATCGGGACGGATGATCGACTGCGCCTCGGCGAGGTCGCGAGCGATGAACGCAGCATCCGCGGCGTTGCACTCGGCCTGCGACAGATGCATCCCCCGATACACCGGCTTGCCTTGGTAGACCGTCAGGCCGCGGCAGATGGTCCAGATGTGCGCGCCGTCCTGGTAGGCCACAAGGCGCGAACCTTCCTTTTCAGTGAGGAACTGTCCAAGCAGCGTCGGTGCACTCGCGCCGGCCGCGATCAGCGCCAGCATGGCGATGCTCAGAACGGAGTTGCGGTAGCGGCCCGGGTCGGTGTTGCCCGGGATCATCTGAATGTCACGCGCCACGGGCTTCAGTCGCCGTCAGGGAGTGCTTGGTTGATGTGCAGCATCTGCAGCTTCAGGCGCTGGCGCTGGAAGTACAGGTTGACCAGAAGGCCCGCGAGCGCTGTCAACATACCGAAGACGATGCCCGCCACCGTCCACTGATTCAGCGTCAGGCCCAGCACTGTTTCCTGTACGCCGGGAGGAATAACAGTGCCCGCGGCGGCGGAACTCACCGAGAGCGACGCTCCCGTGTACGTGACCGTCGATGCGGTCCGGGATGCGGTTTCGTGGCTCACGGCTGTCCTTTCGTGTCGCGGTATTCAACCGGCAAATAATCGCGCGCGCGCTCCTTCATGTACGCGCGGCGGCAATGGCCGGTAATCGGCTGGCCGTTCTCGTCGAGGAACACCTCCTCTTGGCTTTGCCACGAGAACATCCAGTCAATCGGCGGCATGAGGATGCGACCCCATGGCTTGCCATCGCGATACATCCGCCATGTATGGGCGCTGAGGGTCTCGTCGCTCCACGACTGCTCCATGGTGAGCGTGCACAGAAGCACGTTGCCCAGTTGGTCGATGGCGATGAGGATTTCCCGCAGGTTGGCGAGCGTGAGCAGGAACTTGGCGCGAAGAAAGTTCATAGCGTCTTGGCCTCGATGAACAGGTTGTCGACGTAGTCCTGCGTCCAGCCTTTGAGCTGGCGCATCTTCTCGATCAGAGGCCAGTCGCGCTCGAAGGCGGTGGAGCGTTTCCAGTCGTTGATGGCCAGCTTCGCGTCGAGGATGGCCTGCTCATCGTCCGAGGCTTGAGCCTGCGCCAACTGGGCGTTCAGCAGGTCATCGATCTGCGTGTCCAGTCCGTACTTGATCAGGACGGCCATGCCTTGACGGAAGGTGACTTCGGCAGGGACTTCAACGCTCTGCGACAAGGTGAAGATCGAGCCGTCGTAGGCATCGCCCGCACTCACCCAGTCCGGACATGGAATAGCGCCCAGTGCTGCTGCGGTTTCCGTGTCGCCGTCGCGGATCATGGTGGCTTGCACCACGACGCCATCCTTCACGATCGCGTGTCGCTGCATAGGTCACTCCGCCCAGATTTCGATTTCGCCGGGGCCGCCGTTGGCACCGTCGCCACCGTCGCCGCCATTCCCGGTAGCGTTGCTGGTATGGCCCGGAGAGCCACCGCCGCCGCCGCCGCCCAAGCCGCCTACACCCGGCGATGTCTCTGCCGAGGGTGTGGTGCCGTTGTTGCCGACGGAGGGCACGGGGTTCGAGTTGGCGGCACCTCCAGGTGCGAGCGACGCGCCCGAACGCACGACCTGCAGCGCAATGCCTTGTGAAGAATCTCCTGACGCACCGCCGGCCGCGCCCGCGGTCGTGCTCGTAGAACCACCGACGACCGACGCCGATCCGTTGGCAGTGGCCGTTTGAATCGCTCCGCCAACGGTCTGAATCGCCGCCGCCGTCGTTCCGACCGAATTCGTGATTGCAGCGCCACCGCTGGCGGTCCCAGAAGTGCCGGCCGCACCGGGGTTGCCGCGGTTCACCCCAGCTGCACCTCCCGGCGCGCTGACGTACCAGTTATCGGTAGAGGCGCCGAACGTGGTCTGGTTGCCTGCGCTTCCGCTCGTTCCTATACTGCCGATGTTGCCATTGCCAGAGCCAGCGGTGACACCCGCGCCGCCCGTGCCCTTCGCTCCTTTCGCGCCTGCCGCACCAGGAGAGTAGGAGATTGACGTTCCAGCTGTCGGCAGGAGGTCCAGCGGAATACGCCGGACCACCGTCGCGCCGCTTTGTCCGGCTGCACCCCCGGAACCGCCTGCGCCGCCGGTAGGCGATGCGCCCGAACGGCCTGAACCGCCGCCGCCGCCGCCACCGCCGCCCGCCCCAGAGCCGGTGGCGCGCACCATCAGGAACTTGTAACCGCAGCCCGAAGGAGGAACAAGGATGGAGCCCGCGCTTTGGTCCTTGAGCCGAAACCCTCGGAGCACCGCCGAGCGGATGATGTTGTTCACCTTGTCGACGTAGAACTCGCGCTCTTCGCCCGGGTACATCCGGTACGTCGCGCCGTCGGATGTGACTTGCAGATAGCCCGTCGTGGCGTTCCACAGGCGCGTGCGCCAGCCTGCCGTGAGCGTCGCGACTGCATCGAACGCCTGCGTGCTGTTGCCGGTCCCGGTGACCTTGATCTTCTTGGACGCATCACCGTTGCCGATGGACACCGCCGTATTGGCGCGCTCTTCGTACGGCTCCAGCCCCGAGGTACCGTTCGTACCTGCTGTTCCCTGCACTCCCATGAGCAGATAAAACGCGCCCGCTGCGCTGTTGTAGGTGACCGTGTTCCACGAGCTTGCGAGGATGTCGCCGGATTGAAGGGCGCTTCCGTCGCGACGCAGGATGCTTTTGTTGCCCAGCGTGTTGACGTTGATGACCGACGCCCCGGTGTTCGGGTTGCTTGTGCGGAAGCGGATCGTCACGCCATCGGTGTACGCGGCGATGTAGCTCGCCGCATCAACCGTACCGACGGTGACGGCGTACTGGTTGGCCGTGCCCGTATCGACGCCGGACATAGCCGTTCCGGTAATCGCCGCAGAGGTGACATCCTGTACCTCCTGAAACCCGGCCTCAATGGACACGAACTCAGCGCGTATCGACGCAGACAGCCCGCGCGAAGCGTATGCAGGGGCACCAGTCGGTGTATAGAAGTTGTTGCTCATCCAGTTACCTCGTCAAGCGGCGGGGTGTGTACAAGAGGTTCGCTCCCTCAATGACGTGGGAGTCGTCCTGCGCGCGGTTGCTGTACACGAGCAGGCTGATGTTGTTTTCTGTGCCGTCGATGGAAATTCGCGGCTCGGCGACGACGGGAGCGTCCCAGGTGAACGCCTCCCAGGTGAACTGCTCCCAGTACCCGCCGCCACCTCCGATGGCCTGGTCCTGCTGGATGGCCACGGGCGCGAGATCGGAGCTCGCGTAGCCAAGGTCGTACGACAGGTTGATTTCGGCGTAGCCGTCGCAGGACGCTTCGAGCACGGCGCTGCGGTACTGCTTGCGCACGCGAGGGGACTTCAGGTTGTTGAAGACCGGGCGAATCCATGCCTCGATCGGCTCGCCATCGAAGCTCGTCCCCACGTTGTCCTTGTAGACGTAGCCATCGTCCGAGCCGAAGAAGCACACTTCCTCGCCCGTCGACAGCGTGGCCGTCCATGCGCAGCGCACTGGCATGCCGTAGTTCAGGGGCAAGATCCCCGAGAGCTGCTCGCCGGTCAGGCCGAACACCAGCCCCGTGCCGTCCGTGAAGAACAGGCGGTACTGGTTCTTGGCCTTGAGCGTGACGGAAGCACATTGCAGGCCCTGCTTTTGCTCGAGCAGCGGCTGCACCAGAAAGCTCAGCGCGGAGAACTGGAAGTCCCCGTAGTTCAGGGTCGTGATGAGCGACTGCACCCCGCGCGCGGTCAGACCGTAGGTGTTGTTCGACACCGGCTGCACGGTGTTGGCGTGGTAGCCCATGTCATAGACCGACGGCACGAGGTTGAAGTCGGTGTTCGTCGAGCCGTACAGGATGCTGGTCTTGCCCGAGGTGAACACACCGAGCGATGCACCCGAAGCGTTACCGGCCTGCGGAACGATCGCGGTGATCGCATCGCCCACGCCGATTTCGTTGGCGCCCGTGAGCAGCGTGTAGCTGTAGGGCTGGTTGATGCCGCTGTACTGCAGGCTGCTGGCGAAGGCCCAGAAAAGCCGCGCCTTGTGCACGGCAACGTGCGTGGGCGTGTCGCTCGTCATCCCGGTTCTGATCGGGACGTACGTGGTGCCGTCGAACTCGAAGCCCACGTTCACGCCATCGGCGCCGTAGGCGTACTTCGTGGTCGACGACCCGGTGAAGTTCCCGACGACGACTTCCACGCGCCCGCCCGGCTGGCGGGTGATGGCCGTGTCGACGCCGTTGGCGACCGCCTTGGTCACACCGCCGACTTGAAGGTTCTCGTTGTCCTGGAATGCCCCGGTGATGGAGGCGAACACCAGCGAACCGACACCCGAAGCCGTCCACGTTCCCGTGCGCAGCAAGGCGCGCTTGACGACGCCCGTGGCTCCGGACAGCGCGCCCGTCACCGTATCGCCGTCGCTGATCTGGCCCGTGGCGCCGTCGAACTGCAGCTCGCGCCCAAAGGTCACTTGCGACCAGCCCGAGGCGGTCTGCTTGTACAGGGCGCCCGCCGTGCCGCCCGCGTTGTCGCGGAAGACGTAGCACACGTCATTGAGGACGAAGCCGCCGCGGATCGCACCGCTGCCGGGCACCGCGAGAATGTCGGCGCGTCGGTCGTTCGCGGCCAGCAGGCGGTCGTTCGCGTCATCCGACGGACTGGGCGCGCCGCTTTCGACTGCCGAGCTCGTCGCCGTGGCCACGGTCACGCCCGAGATTTGAAGGGCCTCTCCGGACTGGAACGTCCCCGACACGCGACCAAGGACGATCACGCCCGTGTCGCTGGCCAACACGCGGCCAGTCGCTCCGCTGGTCGCGCCCGTCAGGGTCGCTGCGGTGGTAACGTTTCCAGTGATGCTGGCCGTCATGTACCAGTACGTCGCACTGGTGGGCGACGTCTGGCCGTCGAAGCGCTCAAAGCCATTGATGCGGCGGTAGCCTCCAGCCACCCATGGCTCGTAGTTCTGCGCATCGAAGACACGGCCCGGGTCGATGGAGATGCGCGGGGACACCAGGTCCAGCCCGCCGCGCATGGGGTAATACGCCGCCTGCGTGGGCGGGAAACGCGGGCGCATCGCCATTTACGCCAACGCTCCCGGAAGGCGCGGCCGACGCAGCTGCGTGGCCATGATCTGGCGGATGATGACCTCGAACTGCCCGCGCCCTTCGTCGTACACCTCGGGCGCCGCCTCGCTCGCGCCGTAGTACATCATCGCCTTGTAGACGATGGCCATGTGGTACTGCACGGGCAGCGTGGGCGTGTCGGTCGCGGCGACGAGCTCCGTGGGCACCTTGTAGTAGTCGCCCACCAGCGTGTAGCCGGCATCGGCAATCGGGCCGCAGGCAATCGCGTTGTCAGGTGTCACGGCCACCACGTACGGGCGGGTGTATGAGGTGCGAAGCGCGCCGAACAGGTAGGTGTCACGCCAGCGGTCGTAGTCCCACACGTCCATGAAGGTTTCGGAGCTCGTGCCCGTGGCCGTCACGTAGTTGCGGAAGGTGTCGCCGTTCTCGTAGTCCACCGCCCAGAATCCGAGCGTGTCGCTGATGCCGAAGTCGCTGGCCGAATAGCTCGTCTGGCCCAGCACGGTGGCACAGGTGGCGGTCGCGCGCTGGAACGCCCAGTCGTTGCGCATCCGCTGGATTTCCATCCACGCCTCGGAAATCCAGTCAAGCAGGCGGCTGTATTCCTCCGACTGACCGGTGACAGCCGTCGGCCCCGACCCCATCACGCGGCATTTACGACGCAGCTTCTGCGCAAGGGTCAGGTAGTTCACGGATCAGCGCTCCGCGTACAGGCGCGTCAGCCACTCGTGACCCTTGGGGTTCGGGTCGTGGATGACGGAAAACAGGGTCTTGCGCAGGCTGCGGCGTTCGACCTTCCAGCCGTCCTTGTTCGCTGCGGGCCGGTTGTCGACTTCGGTTGCCACCACGCGATCACTGCGCGAGCGGGCCAGCACTTCGACGTACTTGCGCTTCGTGATGATCGGGCCGCCGATGGGCAGGCAGTTGATTTCATCGAACTTGCCGGTGATCGGGTTGAGAACTTCGGCACCTTTGCCGTTCACCCAGCACTCGACAGCGACAGGCGCGTTCTCTTCGTCGGACTGCTCGATGCGAATCGTGAGCGGCTCTTCCATGAAGGCGAGCGCGGCGGCGTAGTCGTCCTCCAGCGGCTTGTCCACGGGGATGATGGTTTCGCTGCGGTTGTCGAAGTCCGCGGCAGGCGCTTGCGCCATGCGCAGGTCGTCGGCGTGGATCTCGTTCGTCGTGGTCGGCGCGACCACTCGGGTACTGGCTCGGGGCATTCAGCTCTCCGGTTGGTGAAAGAAAAAGAGCCACCCGAAGGTGGCCCTTGCTCGATGCCCGTGAGGGCTTACGACACTTGGGGTCGGCCGGTCAGCGTCATCACGTCCTGGATGCCCAGGGTGATGCCGGTGGCGTTCCAGTTGGACGTGCCGAACGTCCAGTTCGATCCGGTCGAACCGTTCTTGACCACGATGTAGGACACCGGGCAGAGCGTGTCGGGGATCGTGCCGAACTGCGGTGCGACGACGAAGTTGCCGGCCGAGTCGAGCGCCACGACCGAGCCTTGCACGACCTTGAGGGCCGTGGCGAAGGTGGACGAAGAGCCGTCAAGACACAGCACGAACACGCTGCCGTAGTTGGCCGGGACGGCGACGAACGCCGCGCCCGTGACCGCATCGGTCGTCGGCGTGGCCGAAGACGAAGCGGCGGACGTGGTGTACGCCTTGCCCTTGATGCAGTAGTGCACGGTGCCGGTGGAACCGACAGTCGTGGCCGCACCGGAGGCGGTCAGCGCAACCTTGATCGCGCAAAGGGTGAACGGGGGAAACGAGAGGTTGTCCATGTTTTCTCCTTATGGACGTTGAATCAGGAACCGAGGACCATCGTCGGGTCGAAAGGCCCGTCGACGTTGACGTACACGGCGTTGGGAACGACGGTGGCGTCGTCCAGAGCCGTGGTGCCGCCCACGAAGTTGCCAGTGCCGGTCGGGTTGATCACCACGAAACCGATCACCGCCGTCTTCTGCGGCAAAGCGGGGAACACAACCGCGCCGAGCGTGGCGCCTTCGGTGCCCATCGCGCTCGACAGAGTGCCCGCCGAGTCGATGTAGAACACGAAGACGTTGAACTTGGCGGCGGTGACGGTGCCCGAAAGCGCCGCCATGTCGGTGCTGGACGCCTTGTTCACCAGCACGCCGTTGGCGATGCCGTAGAACGCCGAGCCCGCCTTCACGATGGCCGAGCCTGCCGTCTTGATGGCAAGGCCCGCCGAAGAGAAGCACTGGCTGGAGAAGCGGTCGTACACCGGTTGCAGGATCGTCCGGAGAGTCACCTGGTCGCGCGGGTTGGTCAGCGAGTTGAGGTATCGCTGGAGGTTGTCTTGCATGCTGAAGTCCTTTCAGTGAAGAAAGGGCCGGGTTTCCCCAGCCCCTCAAGATCAGCTCAGCGTGCGGATGCCGACGTTGCCAACGGCCATCCATCCGTTGTTCTCGATCATCACGGCCTTCCACCAGATCGTTCCCGCGTAGCCGCGCTGGCCATGCGGATCCGACTTGGACTTCTGGCTCGGCGGCAGGTACGTCGGGTCCAGCGACTCCTTACCGCGCACGGCGATCTGGCTCCAAGCGTCCTTGGCCGTCACGATGAACTGGTACACGTCCACGTTCGAGGCCGACTGCGACTGCAGGCCCGTCGAGCCCACGGCCGCGCCCGCATCCTGGATGGACGGCAGGTCCGGCGAGGTGATGAAGCGGAAGCGCTCGCACTTGCCGATCTCGTTGGGCATCGGCTTGCCGCTGGCGTACTTCTCCGCCGGCACGAAACCGGGCAGATCGCGGATGTCCGGCTCCATGTCGGTGTGGCAATACACCGTGAAACCTTCGGCCACCGCGTCGGTGCCGTAGCTGCCCGAGGCCGCGAGCACCGAGTTGACCGGCTTGCCGTGGTTAGCTTGCAGGTTCTTGGCGATCTTGCGGATCAGGCCCAGCGTCAGAGCACCGTTGACGGTGGAGCGCGAGGTGCCCGTGCCGCCGTAGTACTGGTTCGTGCACGCGCGCAGCGCACCCCAGATGATCATCTCGTTGACGAACGTCACGCGCTCGCCAATCTGCTCGATCATCGCCGCGGGGATGTCGTCCTCGTACAGGTCGAAGGTCTTGTCGGTGAAGCCGTACAGGCAGCCGTACTGCTGCACGACCACGGTCACGTCTTGCGGAGTGATGTTGTCGGGCGTGGGCGTCACGCCTTCGCTGATCTGGTGGGCTTGCACCACCACGTTGCCGCGATCACCCGTGCCGTTCTGGAAGAAGCGGTTGATGGTGTTCGCGTCGGTGGACGTCGCGCCGTAGGGCAGCCAGCGACGGGCCACGTAGGTGTCGCTGCTGTTCTTGGGCATCTTCACCTGACGACCCGTGCGGCCGAGGACTTCCATCGGCACGGCGTGCGACAGGATCTGGCCACGGAACTTATTGAGGCGGCCGGGGGTAAGAACGAAGGTCTGCATGCTCATCGCATGAACTCCTTATCGGTGTGCAGAAACGAAAAAGCCCGCTCAGTGGCGGGCCTCGTCTGCGGGGGTTTGCTGGATCAGCCGGATCGTCGGTAGTTGAATCCGGCGCTGAACTCGTCCTCCTCCGAGGGCGCGGGCGGATGGCCGCCATCACCTCGCGGGGGGACTGCTGCTGTGGTCCGTTGTTGTCGGGGGCTCGGTGTGGGAGCCGGTGTCGGTGCAGGAGACGGCGCTGGTGTCGGCACGGGAGCGGGCGTGTCCAGATGAGCCTTGAACAGGCGCATCAGGCGTGCCGCATCGCGCAGCTTGTCCGAAGCGGCGAGCTTCTGGATTTCCGGCTTCTGAGTCGCAACCCAGTTGCCGTATTGCCACTCGCTACCATCCTCGGGTTTCTTGACCAGTGCCTGCCAGTCGCCATCAACGATGGCATCCAGCGTCATGTCGGTCACCTCGTCGCGAATTGCGCCGAACTTCTCATCAAAAACCTTTGGATCGACGTTGGTTCCGCCCGTTCCCTTGAGCTTGCCCATGGCCTTGTTCAGGCCCTTGAGCGTGAGCTCGGCGAGTTCGGGGTACTGCTCCTTCAGCTCGGTGAAGTCCTCTGCGCTGATCTCCACGGCGGCGCCTTGCGGCGTGGCCTGCTGGATTTGCGCGAAGGCTCGCTCAAGCCCGCCGATCTTGCCGAAAGCCTGGTCGCGCAGCTTGCCGAACGTGGCCTCGATCTCGTCGACCTTGGCGGCGTTCTTGCTGACACGATCCCAGTCCTCGCGCGTGACCTGCACGAATTCGGGAGCCGGAGCGGAAGTGGGAACTGGCGTCGGGGCGGGGGTGGGCGCAGGCGTGGGCGTCGGCGTTTCCGTGGACGTTTCGCTTGTGCCGCTGAATCCCGCATCGAAGTCCGCATCGCGTTCCTCATGCTCGGGGGTATCGTCGGTAACCGGGGTTTCGGCTTCTCCTGCCATTCAGGGTTTCTCCAGACAACGATGACTGTTTCCAGTCACCAGACCATGCAGCCGGCGTTCTAGACGTGGGCTGCCACGAGTGCCGTGCACCTCTTACGAGGCGGGCGGCGAATTCGGTGTGTCGAGGGCGATCAAATACTTCAGGACGGAGATGCGGCCACGCATGTAGGCCGTCTGTCTCTCGTCGTGGTGGATGCCATCGTTTCGGGCGCGCTCGACGTCGAGCTGCCTTTGAAATTCTTTTTTCAGCCTGCGCCAGCAGTCGCTGTCCTTCTCGCTCGGCTTCAGAGCGAAGGTGGGCGGCTGCGGCGTCATTGCGCGAAGCTCTGGCCGGGCTCGGCGCGGCCTGCGGGTTCAGCGGGCGGCGTCAGTGCCTGCGGTGCGGGCGAGTGGTGCTTGTGCACGTCGACCGCCAGCGAATCGCGCGAGAGTTCGCGCTGCGTCTCGAGCTTCATGGCCAAGCCCGCTAGTTGCGTCTTGGCTTCCTGCAGCGTGATGTTCTGGGCCTTCGAGTATTCGAGCAGCGCAATCTGCCACTGCTGATGCAGCAGGCGTTCGCGGTAGTCCGCGTCGATGTGGGCGCGCTCGTTCAGCGAATCCTGGTAGATGGTCTCGCGGTCGTGGCGCGCACCTTCGACCTTCAGCTTGGTTTGATCGGCCATGTCCTGCTTGTGCAGGTCGACCTGTGCGCGAATCTTCGCGGCCTGCACCACCGGAGCCTCGGGCGGCTGGCGGTTCTGGAGGTCGGCCATCTCCTGCGGCGTGTACTTCGTCAGCTCCGGGTTGAAGCGCTTGGCGCGCATCCACTCGGCGAACAGTTTGGCCGGGTTCTGCCCATACGTCGGGTTCTGCGCCGCCGCCTGAATGAGCATCGGGAAGGTCTGCTCCTGGATCGCCTTTTCCACCATGGCGATGGATCCGCGGGCGTTGATCTCGAAGTCGCCCTTCTCGTCGTCCGGCACGGTGTCATCCAGCAGGAGCCATTCGTACAAGTCCTGCACGACGGGCTCAGTGATGCAGTCGTCCAGCGTGTACGCCTTGTCGCGCAGCAGCGTCTTGCCGTTGTCGTTCAGCAGCTCGGATTGCCCGAACGTTTCCGGGTCATTCGCGCCCGTCTGCCCTTGGGCGATGAGCGGGATGTTGCTTTGCTGCTCCGCCAGCTGGAACGCCTCCTGCAGGATGCGCAGCAGGCTCGCGCCGAGGTCGGGAATCGTGAACAGGGCGAAGACCTTGCGCACGTCATCGCTCATGCCGTCGCCGAGGTAGTACCAGAGCTTGTCTGGCGTGATCTCCGGGTTGCCGTCGGCGGGCGCCACGGCGCGCTGGTCAAGGATGATCTGGCTGCCGGCCGCCTTGCCGGCGTTGTTCATCCACGCGCGCAAGCCCGCATTGGCCATGCGCTGCGGCATGGACACTTGCTCGGCCACGCCCACGCCAGCCCAGTGACCGGCCCGGCGGCTCCAAGGGAAGGTGCGGTACGGGAAGTTGCCCGTCTTCTCCAGCGGGTTGAAGGCCACACGGATCACCGTGTCGTTGGCCAGCGTGACGATGGCAAAGACCTGCGCGAGCTCCTCCGGAAGATCCTCGATGCCCGGCGCGCCGAGCGCTTCCATGTCGTCGCGGTTCAGCGTCCCGGTCATGTGCCAGATCGTGAAGCGCGAGTTGTCGGCCTTGTCGCTCGGGTTGTTCCCTTCGACCTTGCACTTGTTCGGGCCCTCCTGCAGCACTTTGTCGATGGCCGAAGGGATGTAGATCGGCTTCCCGGGCTGGTCGCCAACCGGCGCCGTGCGCAGGTTCTTGAGCTTGTCTAGGCTCGCGGGGGACAGGAAGTCACGCTCAAAGATGTAGTCGCCCGAGTGGATGTCTTCGCCACAGCCGGGCGCCGGGAACAGGTTCCACGGGTCGACCCACTTCATCGCCGGGCTGACCTTGGTGACGATCTCCAGCACGCCCTTGTCGCCCTTGACGGAGAACGCCTTGCGCGTGCGCTGATCGGGGAACGGCGCCTTCAGCACGCCCACGCCGATGCGCGCGGAGTCGTGGATCACCTTGCGCATCTGCAGCGGATAGCGGCTTTCCACCATCCAGTCGTACACGCGCTTCTCGGCTTTTTTCGCCTTCTGGGTCGCTTCTTCCTGTTGCTGCTCGGCCGGGTCCACCTGCGGGACGGGAGCCGCTTGCGCTGTCGGCGCCGTTGGACTGGGCGCGCCACCAGCCATGGCCGCCGCCTGTGCAACAGCCGTGGGTTGCGCGGGCTGCGCAGTCGCCGGATTAGGTGCCGATTGCTGGCCGGCAGTGGTAACCGTTACCACCGGATCGGCCACCGGAGACGGTCCAAAGGCGAACGCCTTGTCGTCAATGGGCAGGACGATTTCCGACAGCTTGGCCGCGCCCATGTCCACATAGCGCGACGTCAGCCGCACGAAGGCGGTGGACTTGTTCGCGCTTTGCTGGCTGTCGCTGGTCGTCAGCGGCCCCTGCATGCTGGTGGGTTTGGCCCAGCGCGCCTTGGCAAACTCGCCACGGTTGGCGTCGTCGATGCCGAGATAGGCTTCCTCGCATTCGAGCCACTTGTCCTCGATGCCGGAATCTTTGCGGGCCTTGACGGCTTCGTCGCGCTTGGAGACAACGACCTGGCTGAGAGCAGCAAGCCGGTCAGCGCGCTCCTCATCGGAGAAAACACGCTTGGGACGGGCGAGCTCTCCCCCGCCCGATTGCAGTTCGTCGGGCAGGAGGGATTCGTCGATCATCGTTTGTCTACTTGGTTCCGAACACGCCCGAAGGCGTTACCGGATGGATCTCGTAAGCCTTCCACGCATCGGGCAAAGTCCCGAGCACGTTCACATGCCAGCCTGCAACGAGAGTCGGCGCGGTGATGACGTTGCCCTGCCCGTCGTAGGTGCCGCCCGAGTACATCGGGCCGATGATGCGGATGGCTTGAACACCATCAGGCA